GCACTTGCTACTTCAGATGGCTCGATGCTGAGAGTGAAAGAATAGAAAGAGGTAAAATATTATGGCAGAATCATTAAAAACAATATTAATGTCGGCACTGGCTTCGAAAGCAACACCGGCAGAAAGTGACACATTGATAGTTGGAGAAGGGAATGTATTAAAAAAAATATCGTTCTCACAATTATTTGAATACCTAAAAGAAAAACTCGGGATTAATGCATTAAACACGAAGATAACTTTTGTAAATCAAGTTTGTAAAGGTACTGGAGCAGGATATATCTATATTAATCCACCAGATACTAACAATGATTATTACTTAATAGGAGCTACTAATGCGGACTGGAACGCTTGTCCAGTTAGTATAGTTGCTGTAAGTAGGCAAAATTCTACTCATATAGTGCATTTTACGGGTAACATTGAAAAGGGTAAATCTGTTCGAATACTCAGTATGTGGACACAAGCTAAATATATAACTTTTAAACAATAATATAATTTATGCTCGTATAAACATTAAATCTGCTATATAATTAGCTGCAATTATAAACCCAGAAGCAACAATGTCATAACCATTTGATGAAACGGATAATGCACCAATATATGCTTTGTAACCTTGTACAGTACCCATACCAATAACACCAATATTAGCATTAACCGTTGATACTTTTACAGGTAATGTCATAATCACTGTTCCTGACTGTATACCTGAATTATCAATAGAGTTAAATCCAATATGAAGATATAAAAAACTATCGTTATATATACAATATGTTTGCCCAGTTTGCAAATATCCGCCACCATTATATGTTTTTAATGTAACATTTTTATTATTTATCTTCGTGTTTAATTTCTTCTGTCTCTGAAAAACGCGAAGGTATCGCAAGAATCATTGAGATACAGTCACCACAGATACGTGGTGTGAAAGGAGAAAATATGGAAATTAAAGGAATTGACGTATCATCTTATCAAGGCAATCCAGATTGGTCAAAAGTATCGAATTCTGGAATTAAGTTTGCAATATTGAGAATCCATCAGAAATCCGGCACTGATGCATCATTCGAACATAACTACAAGGGTTGCAAATCCAATGGAATTCTTATTGGTGGATATAAGTACAGCTACGCTTTAACACCGGCACAGGCAGTTGATGAAGCAGAAGCGGTTATCGCAGTTCTGGCAGGACGTGGATTGGATTTCCCAATATTCTACGATCTGGAATGGGCACAGCAGAGAAGTCTTGGGATACAGGCTGTCGAGAATATTGCAGTAGCATTTCTGACAAGAATCAAGAAAGCCGGTTATAAGGTTGGAATTTATTGCAATCTTGATTGGCACAACAACGTTCTGACTGATGCACTGAAACAGTATGATTGCTGGATTGCTCGTTATCCGGCTAATGACAACGGCTCTGTACAGGAAAGATTGCGTCCATCTGCCGGTGCAGGCTGGCAATATTCAAGCAAGGGAAAAGTTCCAGGAATCAGTGGTAATGTTGATATGGATGTGTTCTACAAGGACTATAGAGGAACGACACAGAAAGGAGAAACTAAAATGGTAAAAATCAGTAACTGCGGACATGATGAACACGGGAGATATGCAGGTGGGAGAGCAGGAGATCAGACCGGTACAGAATATCAGATCATGAACTGGTACAGCAGACCGTGGCTCTGTGTCCTGAGATTCAATGACGCAAAAATCGCAGCCATGATTGCAGACATGGCGACAAAAGCGGCACAGAACAATCTCATCGGGTACGATCAGGGCACTGCCGGAAACAGCAATGACCGGTATTCGTTCTGGCGGCACTTAAAGGCAAGTAACTACGATCCGGCGCAGATCACGGTAGCTTGTGAATCTGATTGTAGTGCAAGTACAGCAGCTATCGTCAAAGGGGCTGGGTATCGCTTAAATAACGCAAGACTCAAAGCGGTCAGCATCTATCTGACGACGCGAAACATGAGACAGGCATTGAAGAATGCAGGGGCAAAGGTACTGACAGATAAAAAATATCTGACTTCCGGCGATTATCTAAAGGCAGGAGATATCCTCCTGAATGATAACCACCACGTGGCTATCGCTGTTACCACTGGCGCAAAAGCAAGTACGCTTTCAACGCCAACTATTCTGTCTAAAACTCCGAAGTGGGTGGGAAAGGTAACTGCAAATACACTTAATGTCCGCACATGGGCAGGAACAGAGTATGCACAGCTTAAAAGCTATCCTACACTTGCAAAAGGCAATTTAGTTGATGTATGCGATACCATTAAAGCCAAAAATGGAGCATCTTGGTACTATATCCGCATTGCCGGAAAATATTTTGGATTTGTTTCCACGAAATATATTTGCAAAGTGTGATAAATGTAATATAATAAATATACCATAATTCAACTCCTCCCCAGAGTTTGGATATGAACTCAAAAAAGAGATGATCTGTTTCTATTCCTTGACAGATCATCTCTTTTATTTTATTTAATAATATATTCCCAATATTGATTTTTAATATCCGCATATCCGTTCTTACGAATCAGTACTTTATCACCAGAAAACATCGTAAAATCAGAATCCAGCTTTTGCACATAATCCATGTTTACAACAAATGACTTATGGCAACGCAAAAACCGTTTATCAAGGTAAGGCTCAACCGACTTTAAAGTTGCATACATACTGTGCATAATCCCGTTCGTGCAATGAACAAAAACTTGCTTATCCCGTGCTTCGAGGTACTCGATTTTGTTCAATGGAATCCTTATAATGCAATCTCTGTGTCTGATTGTGAGCATCTTGTGTTTCATATCACTCAAGGTATTGTCAATCATAGAAAACATTCTTCCGTGTTCATTTCCCTTGATGATATAATGCGTAAATTCAACATCCAACGCATCAAAAACAAAATCCTTGTGAGCTGTCCAGAAAGCAATTTTGCCCTTATATCCACACTCTCGGAGTTCTTTGGCAATATCCACGCCATTTTCGTTTTTAAGTATTACATCCAAGACAATTATATCAAACCATTTTCCGTCCTTAACATCATCTATCAAGGGTTCCCCACTGAAATAACCGTCTATCGTATAATTCCGGTCACCGTTTTGCTTCAAAAACGGTTCAATCCGATGCTTAAAATACTCAACCTGTAGTTCACAATCGTCACAAATAGCAATTTTCATAGTAATCACCTTCCGTTTATCGCCTACGCTTCAACTTTCATCAGATTATCCTCATCTAATCAATTAATTATGGTAATATAGTAGCACTGAAACGGAAATGTGTAAATAGTTCAGCAGAAGTTCGAAAAAAATCGACATCTTAATACGTTGGTACAGCCTGCCAGATTACTCTGGGGAGGAGATGTGATCGTGAATGCAGGCTTTGCCATAAAAAAGAGCCGGGGAGTAAAATCCTCGGCTCTTTGCTTTACGATATTTGTGCAATGAATTATTTCTGATATGAAATCAAGTCTGTAGTATATTCGTTAGCGAATTCTGCTAATGGGCGAATCGTTAATGCAAAATCTACGTTTGACACATCAGAAATTCCGTTCGCCGCAAGAAATTCATCTGTAGGAGTCAGAGTTATAAGAGTTTTGCAGCCATCTAACAAATACTCATTGTATACTTCATAACTATCTGACATTGTGAAATCATTATAAGTCTCAGAAGTTACGTCGTATGCGAAATATTGCCCAGTAGTGTTTGTGATACAAAATGTAAAACTGTTACCTGCCGAGGATATGAAATCGACACTAATACCATTCTGATTGTACAAATTCTGTGCACTGTCAAATACAGGAGAAGAAACTACGGTAGTTCCGGCTACGTCAGCGTGAATCTGACCGCTGTCAAAAGCCTTGAAACTCTTTGCATTGTCATAAGCCCACAGTAGAATATCAAAGCTATCTACTTCGTTCATTTGGTAGTCTTTAAAGAAATCCTTGTTTTCCCATGTATCTATCAGTTCCAAAGTAGAATTTGCTTTCTTTCCAGGTGCTACATCAGAGGAATTTATGCCATACTGATCTCCACCTGCCATGATGCCATTTATGGCATAAGCATAAGGAGCTATGCCTAAATTCAAATTAGAATTGTTTTCAATGTACAGTCCTATAGTACCTGTGGACGGGGAATCGGTTAATCCTTTTGTTTCAACATGAATGCCGTTCTCTTCATATAGCACAAAATCTTCTGCAAAAACACTGGATGGCATGGATGCAAGTAAAATACTTGACAGCCCGATACTGGCTAGAAGCTTTACTTTCTTTCTCATAAAAATATTTCCTCCTTGGTAAAATTTGCATATATTATACCGCAAGATTCAACAATAGCATAGTCAAAACCGAAATATTTTTCATATTTTTATCCATCAAAAATGTAGTTTTATCGTTTTGCCCGATTAATTTGCACAAAAAGTGGTATAACTAAGTACATAAATTATAGACTAAAGAGGTATATATTATGAGGAAGATTGAGAGATTGCTGATCGCAGTAGGAGTAATCTTCTTTGCAAGCTACATCATTCACTTGCCGATGTGCAATCAAGATTATTTGCGTAAAAGCTCCATCCGCTTGGCAGAGGATATGTGCAAGCATTCAACCTTAAACCAGAGCATAAAAGAGGTTCTAAGAACGAACGATATTGTAGAAATCACAGAAAATCCGGTAAAAACGAAATTTATATTTGCGAAAGTAAAGGTTATATTTGAAATCACAAATATTCCAGTTTATCGCTGGCAACTGGCGAGGGGGAATTTGAATGCATCCCGTTTTACTCCACTTTATTGGACATATCATAAAGTATAATGTAAACATAAGTTCGAGACATATTTCCCACTGTCCGGACATATACTTTAATGTAGGCGGTAGTTTTCAAACAGGGAGGGTTATTTATGGATTATAAGAAAGAGATTATTGAATTATTAGATAAGGTAAAATTAGAAAGTACTTTAAAAAGAGTATACAAGTTGCTGGTATACTTATATTTAAGAGAAAAGTAGCCTAAAATGCCGCATCTACAGTTAAAGCAGATGCGGCATAATAATTATTCTGTTTTTAAATCATCTGGCGATGCGGAGAAATAATATTCGAATTCGGAACTGTCATAATCGCTGCCTAACATTGAATTTATTTTGTCCGCAATAGATGTTCCTAATTCCTCTCCGAATTCAGCATCTTCAACTTTTGTTCTTTTATATTCTGTAAAAATGTTTCCCCAGTCGTCTTGTGTGCCTGCATAGTAAATCTGGATGAGATCGCCATCTTCTTTAGGATTTAAGTAAGATAAGGTTTTATCTGTTACGTTTATCATACTTTTAGGAAAAAATACTTTTTGAACATCACAGGAATTAAAAACAGCATCATATATTTCAGTAATTCCTTCTTGAAAAATAACTGATTCAACATGAGAACTTCCAATTCCAATCTGGAAATCTGATAAATCTGTTGCGTAGTCTGTTCCGTCAATATTGTATGATGGAAGAATTTCCAAAATTTTGCACTTGCCATCATAACCGTGCAATTTCACAGAGTTTCCCTCTATATCATAATCAAAATCACTGATTACACCGTACTTTTCAGAGTCATCCTTTTGAACTTCAACGCCAGTCACGCCGCCTGCATAAGTTGGAGTAGAAACTCCTAAAATTGCAAAAGTACAAAATGCAATTAATAGCTTTTTCTTCATAGACATTTCCTCCTTGGTATTAGTTGACTTTATTATATCACTATAAATCAAAACAACAAAGCAGAATATAAGAAAAGACCAGAGCTTTTTATTCTCTGGCCTTTCTTTTTTTAATTGTTTTCCAATTCTGTTAGGATTTCTTGGAGCTGCTTCCAATGTTCATCACTGAGCTTTGCAAACTTGACAAGAATCTTCTTAGCAAATTCATTATCCCCGGTCATTACCGAATCAACGATAGCCTGCGCATCGCCATCGTCTTGGAACATTTCGCCGTTTCCATTCACGAGCCAGCCATAAGAAACATTATAAGTATTACAAATTAGCTTTAAGAAGTCGTCATCTGGAGTTGTTCTTCCAAGTTCTATATTTTCAATTTTTCCACGGCTTTTCAAACCGAGTTTTTTGGCGAAGTCTTCTCTTGAAAGTCCCAAATGTTTACGCAATATTTTCAAACGTTCTTCCATTTTGCACACCTCCTTTCCTTAAGGTATGACTAAAGTATAACATTTACTAAATGCGGTGTCAACGCATAAAAAATAAAAAATACGTTGACAATGCGTTGAGAATGTGCTATTATACATTTACAACGTAACAAGAAACAGGAGGTGAGAAAATGTCGGAGGAAAAGAGACAACTTATTAGAGATGTAACAACACGAATCAATAAACTTCCAGAAGATAAAAAACATTATATTCTGGGGTATATGAACGGCGTTGCTGATACCGTTGAAAGTAATTCGCGGAAAGATGTAATGGAGATTAAGAATAGTGATTAAGAGAAGAGGTGATAACCACGGAACAATTAATGACAATCAATTATGATGGCAATGAACCAACTGTATCAGCTAGAGAGTTACATAAATCTCTTGAAATCAGCAAACGATTTTCAGCATGGTTTGAGACAAATTCTCAGGGATTCGTTGAAAACGAAGATTTTACAAGTGTACTTTCAGGTACGGTTGTAAATAACGGAGCACACAGAGAAATACAAGACTATTCCTTATCAGTAGATATGGCGAAACACATTTGCCTTATGAGCAGAACTGAAAAAGGGAAAGAATGTCGACAGTATCTCATCGACCTCGAAAAAGCATGGAATACACCAGAACAGGTTTTTGCTAGAGCATTGAAGATGGCGGACCAGACGATTGCGAAGTTGAAAGATACAAATAAGTCTCTTGCGGAGAAAATTGAAGCTGATAGACCGAAAACAATTTTCGCAGATGCAGTATCTGCAAGTCACACATCAATTCTTATCGGAGACTTGGCAAAACTTATCTGTCAGAACGGATACCAGATAGGACAGAAACGATTGTTCCAGTGGATGAGAGACAATGGCTATCTGATGGTTTCTGGAAGTTCACGAAATATGCCAAAACAGAAATACGTTGAGCAGGGATTATTTGAAATCAAAGAATCTAATGTTCAGAATCCAGATGGTTCAGTAAGAATCACACGCACGACAAAAGTCAGTGGAAAGGGACAGTTGTATTTCGTGAATAAGTTTCTGGGACAGGAAACTGAAAAAGCAGACGGTTATTGAGAAAGGAGTCATAAATGTGCTAAAGCAATTTTTAAAAAGATTATTCGCACCGCAGATTGTAAGAATCCCAGATAAGACAAGAGTAATGTGCTTTGCGAGAAATGGAAAGAAATATGTGAAAGTGTTCAACACTCAAAACGGTGCAAACATTTGTTTCCAAGTGAAATCCATTGATTATGCAAACAGCGATTTGAAAGATGAATACCACCCGGAAACAATGTTCGCAGACATTGAAAGCAATCAAAGCGTCACGATTTTGAACCAGTAGGTGTAGTCGTTACATTTTGAACATTTAGGGATGATCTTACCGGGTTTTACAGTTCTTTTAGAGTTGCAATTACAACAAGTGAAAACAGTAGTTTCGGATACTTTTTCACCAGAGCGGTAAAAACCATCTATGTAAGGAAGCAATATCAAATTCTTATCTCCTTTCAAGTTACTCGGCATGGCGATGCCTGTACTTACATTATAAAGAGATAAGAAGTCAAACTCAACAGAAAGGAGATATATGAACAAATTACAGATTTTCAATTCAGCAGAGTTCGGAGAAATTCGAACAGTGACTATTGACAATGAACCTTGGTTCGTTGGAAAAGATGTGGCATTAGCACTTGGATATTCCAATGCGAGTAAAGCAGTTTCAGTTCATGTTGAAGAAGAAGACAAAATTTTAAAGGTTCTTGAAGCAGATTCCCAAAATGGGAATGTGGTAAAAACTCAAACAGCACTCATCAACGAATCTGGCTTATACGCTTTAATCTTCGGAAGCAAACTTGAATCAGCTAAAAGATTTAAACACTGGGTAACTAGTGAAGTCCTCCCAACAATCCGTAAGACAGGCTCTTATCAGAAACCAATGACCACAGCAGAGCAGATTCAGTTGTTGGCTCAGGGGAATCAAGACCATGAGGAGCGAATCGAGAAACTTGAGAATACCATGACCATTGATTACGGTCAGCAGAAGTACATCAGTGATCTAGTTTCCAAGGTGGTGATCGAGGTTCTGGGTGGAAAGAAATCCAATGCCTATGATGAAATTGGAAAAAAGGTATTTGCAGAGTGTAACAGGGATGTAAAGACTTACTTCGATGTAAATGCCAGAAATAACATTCCCAAGCTGAGATACCAGGAAGCAGTCGAATACATCAAAGGATGGACACCTTGTACCAATACTAAAATGATGATTCGCGACTGCAATGCCCAGATGACAATGTAGGGAAGAAGAAAGAAAACTCAATAGAAAGGATTTTGCATGAAAAATTTAATATTCAGATTCAGAAAAAGAAAGAAGGTAAAACCATACAAAGTAGATACTTCACAGAAAGGATTTGAATATGTGGGTATTAAATTATCTGATGAACAATTCCAAGATATGTGTAATTTGAATCTGCTGTGGGCAAACGATAGGAAAGATATTCCTGTTTTTAACATGCTTGTTCTTATGAAAGTTTTAGGCTTATTGCCATCTGAAATGATGCGTGATAACGAAAGTGATGATTCTGGTGATGATATTTATGAACGGAAGTTCGGAAAGATAAGAAGATGAGTCAATCTTATACCACAGAAAGGAAATGATATGTTGGAAGAAACAAATGCATTACTCAAGCAGATTTTGGAAGAACTTAAAGCCATTCGAGAAGAAGTTGCACCTACGAGAACGAAAAAAGTAACGCACACGGCAAATATTGACAGGAAGACAATTGCCGAATGCGTTACCGATGGAATTCAAAACGCTTTATACGGGAAACGAGCGTTTAATCCGAAAGATTCTGAATAGCAAAATCATATGCACGTTTTAAATATTGAATTTCGTCATTTGACATAGAAGTATTTCCAGCCAATGGAGCTTCTCTTCTGTCAAGAACGTATTCATTTAATTTAGACTTTGCATAAGTAATTGCTAAATCATGAACTATTTGTTCTTTATCCATAATACACACCTCCCTTCGAGGGAGATTATACCACAGAAAGGAAGTCAGTATGAAAAAAGAAGAAATAAATGAGTTTATGAATATGACATTACAGGAGAAAAAAGACAAAATTATTGAAATAATTCGCGAGATTCCAGAAGATTCTCCGATTCACAAGGAACTGTACGAAACACTGAAAAGAGAAATGGAGGGAAAATAGAATGATCAAATGTGAAGGCGGGAAAGTTGAATTAGAAGAAGATGCAAATAAGTTGCTTTCTGAATTAACCGCGATATGCAGGGGACTAAGAGTTTTCCTTGTGAAAGAAGGATATTCCAAGGAAAAAGCCGATGAACTTGTTTCTGAATCAGCTCAGATGGGGTTGTGGACAGACGAAAAAATACAAGAAGAACTTGACAGATTAAGGACAGAAACGCTTAGAACGTTTGCGGAATTAATATCGGTGAGAAAGATTTTTGAAGGAGGAAAAGAGAATGATTAAAAGTAAAGATGGAGCAGTTGAGGTAAAGGGAAGTACAACAGTTTTAATGGCTGATTTGTCAATGATTATTAAATTGTTGAGAGAGACTTTTGAGGAAGAAGATATTCCAAAGGAAACAGGAGATAAACTTATCAGAAAGGCTGTAGACGTTGGGTTCTGGACGGAAGATAAGCTTGACAAGGAACTTTCCAATATGCGAGCGGAAGTACTTGGAAAACTTATGGGATTAGCATTGTCGTCAATCTGGGGAGGGGCAAAGGATGAATAAAAACACTTACGAAGCAGAAACTCTCGAAGAAGAATTTGCTTTACTAGCCGGCAGGCTTACAGCTTTGGAAGCGGTTTTAAATGCTAATGATAGCACATTCATTGATAAAAAGTATGTAGCTGCGATCATGGGGATTAAATATTTCGAAGGGGATTCCGATAAGAAAGAAGAGTGAAACGCCCCGGAGGTGACGCAACACCTACCGGAGCACGTATCTAACTTAATTAGGGTAAGTTAAATACAGGATAAGTATAGCACACCTTCCTGTATTTGAAAAGAAAATTTATACCAGGAGGGCATTTTTTATGTCTAAAATCACAAAACACACCGAAAACGTAACTAAAAACCAGAGTCTTGCAAGCGAAATCATCGCAGATCAGGTGGCAAAAACAAAACGTCTGGAAGTCGCAGTTGTAGCACTATCAGTAGCTTTACTTGCAGCAGCAGCAACCAAAAGAAAGAAGTGAGGGATATGAGAAAAAGAATGTATTTTATCGGAGTGATGGCACAGGTTGGAACATTTTTCACGATTGCATTATTGCTCTGGGGGATGACGAAAATGGATGTACTTGAGCTGCTCTGCATAAGTGCAATGGTATCTTCAATGGTATCCCTTCCTATTTTATGCAGCTAGAAAGGTGGGTAAACGGAGTTGAATAAGCTTTTGGAAAACAATCAGGTAACACTGGTTGGAGAAATTAAAACAGAATTTGAATTTAGCCATGAAGTATATGGTGAAAAATTTTACCGATTCGAACTTAGCGTAGAACGATTTAGTGGAACGAAAGATGTTCTTCCGGTTGTAGTTTCTGAGAGACTCATTGATGTGAATCAGAACTATACAGGAGAAATGATGGAAATTCAAGGGCAGTTTAGATCGTTCAATAAGCACGAAGGAAATCGCAGTAGATTGCTTCTTTTTGTGTTCGCAAGAGAAGCAAAATTCATGGACAAAGACGCACTTCCAGTTAATCAGATTCTTATGGATGGTTTTACTTGCAAGAAACCAGTATACAGAACAACACCTAATGGAAGAGAGATTGCAGATGTACTTCTGGCGGTAAATAGATCATACGGCATATCTGATTATATACCATGCATCTGCTGGGGCAGAAATGCAAGATACATGGGAACCTGCGGAACTGGCACACATATTATTTTACAGGGAAGAATCCAGAGCAGAGAGTACAACAAAAAAGTCGGAGATCAGGTCGAGAAGAAAATAGCCTATGAAGTGTCGGCTTATTGGGTGGAGGATAAAACAGCATGAAAACAGTAGAATTGAAACAGGTTAACATTGAAAACTATAAGAAATTTGAAGCAGCGGAATACCAGTTTGCACCACGAACGATGGTGTCCGGTAGGAACCGTCAGGGTAAAACAACGTTGATGGACGCATATTTTGATACACTGACCGGAAAGCTTGCAGACGGTACATCTCTGAATAATGTCAGAAGAAAAGAAGACGGAGAAGAAGTTGAGGGTGTCGTATCAAGAGAACTCACACTTCTGATTGATGGAGAGGAAACCGTGATCCGTAAGGAAACGAAGAAAGGTAAATCTTCCAGTACCACAAAATATCAGGTTGATGGGTTTGATTACAACCAGACAAAATACAAAGATTTCTTAAAAAGAATTGCAGACCCAGAAATTATTATGATGTGCAGCAATGCAAAAGCGTTTCTGAACGAATTACAGAAGTCAACCGCAGAAGCAAGAAAAACTCTTACTGATATGTCTGGGTTTGATGCAGATGCTTTTATGAGAAGCAATCCGGAAATTATGCAGATTACAAAGGGGCATCCAGTAGAAGAAACAGCAAAACAGCTTAAAAAGGACAAAAAAAATAAGCAGGAAGATATTAAAGATAAGGCTTCTAAAATTGAAGCTGTAAAGAAACAGGAAATACCAGACGCAGCAGTTCTTGAAGAAAAGAGAGAACAAGTTTTAAATCATTTGATCGCGCTGAGGCAGAAAGAACAACAGCTGAGTGATTCTGGAAAAGCATACGATGAACTTTCCTATGAAATTGTAGGTCTTAAGAAGTCCAGAGATGCAATCATTTCAAATGCAGCAGAAGCATTACAGGAAGAAAATAGAAAAATCATTTCCTTATTAAATGACAGACGATTCAAGCAGAAACAGGAAGAAGACAATCTCCGTGTTCTGGAAAATTTCCTTGTTACTGCTGAAAAGCCGGAACGTATTCAGCAGAGAATTACGGTTTTACAGGAGAAATACAAACAGACATATGCGTCCACATTTGACGAAACAGCTTTAAATGCCATACAGAACGAAAAATTTGATCCTGAATCAGCTATTTGCCCGACCTGTGGACAGAATTTGCCAGAAGAACAGGTTGAATGTCTTAAAACTGAATTTGAACAGAAGAAACAGGAAAGAATCCGTGCAGAGTTTGCAAAAAAAGAGCAGTTTAAAGTAGACAAACAACAGAAACTTAAAGACATTACAGAAGAAGGCAATTCCGAAGTAGCCAGAAGAAAAGAAGTTGAGGAAAAGCGCAAAGACATCGAATCGCAGATTGAGCAGACAAAGAAAAATATTTCCACTCTGGCATCTGAGATTGCACAGAAAAATCAGGAATTAGAGAAGCTTCCGTCAGAGCCAGATATGTCTGGAAATGAAGAGTATCAGGCAGTTGTAGCAGAAATCCAGAAGAAGCAGGAACAGCTTGACGGACTGACCAATAATTCTGAGGAAAATGCCGCAGTTCAGGCAGAAAGAATGTCTGCTGAAAAGGAACTTACAGGAATCGAAACAAAAATTGAGATGGCAAAACAGGCAGTTCAGAAACAGACAGAAACACTTGAACAGCTGAACACAGAACAGAAAGAGTTAGGTCAGGAAGATTCCGATATTCAGCAGAAACTTGACATGTTGAAAGAATTTTCCATCAAAAAAAATCAGGCACTGGCAGAAGCTATCAATCCACTTTTCAAGCATTTTCAGTTTCAGTTTTTGGACTATGCGCAGGACGGTGAGCCGGTGGAAGTTTGCAAGATGATTTGTGACGGAATCGGATATTTTGATGGATTGAATCACTCTGATCAGATTCTATGCAATATTGACCTCGTGACTGGATTGCAGGAGCTGAACGGACTGAATCTTCCAATTTGGGTTGATGATGTTGAAAGTGTGAATGCTGACAGAATACCAGATACAGGCAGGCAGATGATTCTCCTTAAAGTTTCTGACAATGAATTAAAAGTGGAGGGGATTTGATATGGCAACAACTACATACAACATCCCAGAAGCAATAAAAGCACAGGATTGGTATTGTAAAACAAAGATATTGCCACGTTTTGCACCGGGCAATGGTATCTGTTGGTCTTGCCACCAGAATATCTATTCCGAGAAAGGACGGACACGTACCGGATATGACACACAGGGCATCTCAGTAGAAAGTGCAGCAGGGCAATGTGTTGTAAAGAAATGTAACGCATTGGCGAAGTAGGGCAGGGCAAAGATACGTATAGGCGAAGCACGGAATAGAAAAGTAAAGTATAGCAATGGTGCTGAGTAGAGAAGATGAGCAAAGGATAGGCAGAGCGTAGCTCGGTTATGATTTGCTTTGGCGAAGTGCAGAACTGAACAGAAATGCAAACAAAAAATGAGTTAATTAATAAAAGAAAAGGAGAATTAAAATGGCAGAAAACACACAGGTAGCAAATTTTAACACACAGCTTTCCTACTACACAAATCGGTATGTCGATTTAATGGAAAGAGATTTGACTTCAAGAGGAATGGAATTTGATTCATATTCAAAAGATTGTGTAGTAGCAGCAATGGGATCTATTTTCCAGATGGTACATGAAAGCGGTGCGAGTTTTGAAGCAATCAACGGTTCTAATCTTAAATTTATCCTGAGTAAAGTCGCAGCATTAAAGCTGAACGCAAATGCACAGCCGAGAGAATGTTATTTCCAGATCAGAAACGTAAACATAGCGGCAAAAGGGCAGAAACCTCAGTGGGAGAAGAAAATCGAATTTGCGATTGAGGGCGACGGAAACGATGCTCTTGTAAGTAGATATGGTGTCAATGTGGCTAAAGTATTTCCATATTGGAAAGTAAGAGAGGGTGACAAGTATATCCCACCAAGACACAGAGGTGTAGAAATCACACCGCCGGAATGGGAAGAATCTGGAATTGGAAAAGTTGTTCGCGTGGTATATCCAATTCAGTACAAAGATGGTCACGTTGAATACCTTTCATGCGAAAGAGCAGACGTACTGAAGAATCTTGCAGCACATATTAAGAACAATCTTCAGAATGAAACATTCGGTATTTGTGCAGACAGATACAAAGCTACAGATGCACAGAAAACTCAGATTGAAGCAAAGAAAAAAGAAATCATGAAAAAGGTTGCTGATATTGGGGAACTGGAAGCAATTATTGATTGTGAGGAATTAAGACCATATATTTCACCGTCTTATTACGAAACGCAGTCGAGAGAATCTATGATTGTTCGTAAAATGCGTAACAACATTATGAAGTCTATTCCTAAGAAATGGGATAATCCGGTACAGGCATATGAATATAACACGATGGACGCTACATACAGGGAAGTACAGGAAGAGATCGAACAGAATGCCAATAAAGAGGAATTCATTCCAGAACCAATGGCAATCGAAGAACAGCCAAAACAGCCAACAGTTGCAGAAGCCGTACAGCCAGCTGAGAAGGAACCAGTTCCGGCAGCAGGTAAAGAACCAGAGATTCCAGATTTTATGAAACAGGAGGAATAAGATATGTCAATAATTCATTCAGTGTTTGAGTCATTGCTTTATATCTCATTCTTACCATTGTTAGGCGCAATAATTTATGCGGTCGCAAAGGATAAGACCCGACCATTGTTCATAGCCTCGGCAGTATCACTTGTTATGAACATTCTTGTTCAACTTACGAGGTGATAGCATGATCGGGACGTTAGAAGAAGTTATGAAAGATATGAAATGTGGAGTATTTGACTTCACAAAGGACGGTAAATGCAGTGGTTGCGGACAATGTTGTAGCAACTACTTGCCAATATCCAGTAAAGAAATTAAAGAAATCAAACGTTACGTAAAGAAGCATCATATCACTGAGCAGAAACATAATTATCCTTCGGTTGTAGCTTTTGACCTTACTTGCCCGTTCCTGGATGATTCCAAAGAAAAAGAAAAATGTCTCATTTATCCAGTGAGACCTGAGATATGCAGAGATTTTGTCTGCAACAATCCGAACGGGGCAATCAAAAACAAGAAACTTATGCATAAGAAGTACGCAGCAGTAGATATGCGAGAAATATTTTTTGGAGGCAACGGGAATGAACAATAAAGAAATTTTACAGAAAGCAAAGGAACTGGTTGAACTTCTGGAAAAGCAGGAAGAAACCGGAAAGGTTGAGTTGTCAACGCTGAAACGAGGAGAAGTATTTCAGACCACTGGAAAGCGTAAATACAAGGTTCTGGAACAGTATGGAGATACAACAAAAATTATTTCGCTTGATCTGGTGAAAGAAAATGTAGAGTTTGGTGATACCTCAGATTACAAAACATCAAACGTAAAGAAACTGTGTGACACTGAAATTCTGAAAGACTTCGAAGAAGAATTCGGGGCAGAAAATGTCGAAACACACACAGCAGATATTATCACTGCGGATGGACAGAAATTTGGGACTGTTGATTGTAAAATCCGTCCAATTACATTTGATGAAGCACGAGAATACACAGATATTACACCGAACAATGATCTGAACGACTGGTATTGGACATTATCGCCATGGTCAACGGAAGAACGTGGATGGAAAAAAAGTATTACCATTGTTTCCCCTTCGGGCTATTTCCTCGGCAACGTTTACGACGGCGGAGTTGGTGTTCGCCCAGTTTGTATCTTAAAATCTAATATCTTTGTATCTAAGGTGGAGGAATGATTATGAAGAAAAATCTGAAATATTTTGATGATGAATTATCCAGATTAAGTAAAGAGTTCGCAGAATTCAAGAAAAAGCACATCGGAAAGCCGGAAATCGGAAAAGCTATTGAACTTGCTGGTATGGAATGGCTGATTCTGGATAAGACAGAAAAAGGATATTTTGCCATTTTGAATGGATTTGATGGAAAAGAAAGAACATTTGATTCAGCTTCAAATAACTGGATTTCAAGTAAACTGAGAAATGAGTTAAACACTCGTTTTCTTAAAAAAATTACGGACGAGCTTGGAGAAGATGCAGTTATTGAGTTTGATCGAGATTTACTTTCTATGGACGGTCAGACAGAATATGCACATTGTAAAGATAAGATTTCGATTTTGACGGTGGATGAATACCGAAAATACAGAAAAATCCTTCCAAATATGGATAAATGGTGGTGGCTGCTTACTCCATGGAGTACACCAGCAAATGATTACAGTACAACAATTGCCATTGTTTCCCCTTCGGGCAATTTCGGCAACAACTATTGCAGCTACGAATATGGTGTTCGCCCAGTTTGCATCTTTTCTTCTTCAATCTTTGAATCAGGAAATGATGATTGATGGCGAATGAAGATTTAAAGGTAATAGCAAAATCCAAGCAACTTGCAAAGCATACATTAATAGTTACGAGTAATGCCAGACGATACCCGAAGAAATACAGGTTTTCACTTGTAGATAAAATGCAAAATAAAGCATTGGAAATTTATGAGTCACTATTTGAAGCCAACCGAACTGATCTGAAAGATTATAAAAGAGAACGATTAGAACGTCAAACAAAAGCCATTACTCATTGTGATGAGTTGATGTACTTTATAGAACTTTCATATGAATTAGGAATTATCAATTCCGGTGGAATGGAAGCATGGTCGCAAATGGTAAAAGATATAAAGTATATGACTATTTCATGGAGAACAAAAGACAGGAAAAGATAATTTTCACAGGTTATGCACTGCGAATACTATTGTTTCCCCTTCGGGCAATATCAACAACAACAATTACAACAACGAAAATGGTGTTCGCCCAACCTGTATCACAGGCAGACAGAGTAAGCGTAAAGCTGAAATCAGTAAAGATACAAGCAAATGCATAACCTTTCCGCAACGGATAAATACAAAGGAACAAAATAAATGGAAAAAGAAATTGTTACAAATTTTGAGAATTTATATCGTTCTTACAAGAAAGTTAAGAGCGGTAAAAAATTTAATTCAGGTACTGCAAGGTTTTCTAATTTATCTCTTGAAGGTATTCACATTCTAAAGGAACAGTTGGAAAGTCAAACGTACACCATAAATCCATATAATAAATTCAAGATTCATGAACCAAAAGAGCGGACAATAGAATCATGTGCATTTAAGGATAAAGTAGTCCAGAGATGCTTTTCTGATTACATTTTGACACCAAAGCTAGAAAAAAATCTGATTAAATGGAACACTGCTGGACAACAAGGAAAAGGGCAACACATGGCAATGGACGGGTTAAGAAATCAAATGTTGGATTTCTATAAAACAAATGGAATGAATACCTGGATTGTAAAATGCGATATTCATAAATATTTTTACAACATAGACCATGAAATCATGAAAGATGTACTGGACTACTATTTTGATGATAGTTTTACGACTTGGCTGAATCATTTGTTTATCGATAGTACAGATAATCCGGGACTTCCATTAGGGAATCAGGTAAATCAGAAATACGCTCTTTTGTTGTTACATTCACTGGATCAGATGATAACGATTGAATTTGGAAATCCATATTACGGACGATACAACGATGATTTTTATGTGATTTGTAAAACGAAAGAAGATGCCAGAGAAATTCTTGAAGCAATCCGAATGATGATTGAAAGACTTGGATTGGAGCTAAACCCTAAATCACAAATTGTACCATTTCGCATGGGATTGTGTTATCTGGGCTTTCACCATTACGTGACTGATGAAGGAAAATATATCAGAAAATTGCGTGGTGATAAGAAAAGAAAAACACAGAGAAAAATCCGAAGATGGGTACGGGTAGTGAATGACGGGAAGATGTCGATAGAAAAATTTCATGAAAAATACGGAGCATGCAAGAATCATATGCTTCATGGAAATTGCACCAAACTATGTCATAGTATGGATTTAGAAATTGAAAGGAGAATGAAATGAGATTAGTAAGTCAGAACGGGGAATTTGATGTTCCTTATGAAATTGCAGCATTAAGTAGAATAGGAAATATCATAATAGCATATGTGCCGATAGTTGGTGAAAAAGGAACAATTATGGCTCGTTATTCGACAAATGAAAAAGCCCAAAAAGCTATGAAAGCGTTGCATAAAGTGTATGCAGGAATGTTTTTTGCGCAAAACGTTGAAATGAGCGATGACGATTACGAGGAATGCATAAAAATGGCTGCAAGAGGTTTTGGAATCATCAAAACCATGGTTAACAGTCCAGATATGAAATTCGAACCGGCAAACATTGTGTTTAGATTCCCGGAGGATGATGAAGTATGAGAGAAATAAAAGAAACAGACTTAAACCAAAGCATCAGAATTGAGATGACTTTAAAGGAATTAGATATTGTTAGATTATGCTTGGTAATAGCAGACAGTGATGATTTGAAATCAGGTTTTAGAGAATCCGGAATAAAATTCGAGTCATCTGAAAAATATTTATTGATTAAGAGTTGCCAAGATATTTTACAAAGTTATGGGGTTCTAGGAAAGAGCGATGAAGTATGAAGAGAGTAGACAGCAAGAAAGACTGGGAACAGATAATAACCATTGAACTTCCACTGAAACAGCTCAAATTAATACGAGACAGCATGTGCAAAGTAAGTTATGCGGAGTTAGAGAGTCTAAATAGAGGGAAGGACATACCATATGCCTATTCCGATTTAGAGAAAACCATAGATGAAGTTGAAAATATCTTAGAAGCATAAATGCAATGTACAGAAAGCGAGGTGATGTCATTTGTTCATGCGAGTAATTTCAACAGGTAGTACCAAAGGAAATTGTTACGCTTTGCAGTCAAGTGCAGACGAGATTGTTCTTCTTGACTGCGGGTGCAACTACAAGAAAATCCTCAGAGGGATTGACTATTGGATAAGCAATATTGATGCAGTACTTCTTTCTCATGAACACGGGTGACCATACAAAGTCATTCAAGGAAATAATGAATGCAGGCATTCAGATTTACACCAATGACGAGACAGTTGAGAACATGAACATCCGAACAGGCGAATTAATGAAAGGTGTTCCAGAAAGGCATCCATTTAGAGTTGGTTCGTTTAACGTGATTCCATTTGAATTGCCGCATACAACATACGATAAGGAAGCAAATCAGCTTGTACCTTGCTCGAACTACGGATATCTGGTGGAGCACAATGAAATGGGGAAGCTTCTGTATATTACTGATTTTGAGTACAGTAAATATAATTTCCAGAAAATGAACATACATCATCTGGTAATTGAATGCAACTACTGTGAAGAATTGGTGGACAAAACAGAAGCTAACTACAGTCATAGATTAAAAGGACATTGCTCTTTGTCAACTTGCAAGCAATTCATTAAGCAAAATCGCACAGAATCGCTTCGGACGGTAACACTGGTACATTTAAGTGGTCAGGCATCTGATGCCTGTAAAATACAGAAAGAAATACAGGAAGTCGCAGGAGACAATGTTCTGGTTCAGATTGGGCGGGCTGGACTGGAAGTTGACTTGAATTTATGCCCGTTTTGAAAGGAGAAAATCATGGAAATGACTGATTGCGACAAATGCAAATACCGTAGAGGTTGCATACTGGCATGGGACTATGGTTCGCTTTATTGTAATGATTATGAGGAGGATGAGAATGAAAATCTTTTTGAAAGTGATTGATAAGCTTAAAAAACAGACACAGTACGGGGAAATAGCAGAGCCATATTTGAATTGCAAGTACAATAAAGGTTGGAATGATGCACTAGAAAAAGTTGAAGAACTGATTGCTTCTTACAACTTGAGTGAAAACTGGATTCCGGTAGATATGAAACTCCCGCCAGAACCAAAACCTAATCATATATTTAAAGGAGACATATATTTGATTACTGTCAAAAAAGGAACAATACCTTTCAGAGCAATGTGGAATGGTGAATATTTTACAGACGGTTTCGAAAAGTTAGAAGTAATTGCGTGGATGCCGTTGCCTGAACCGTATAAGGAGAAAAAACATGAATAAAGTAATTTTGATCGGACGGTTGATTAAAGATCCAGATGTCCGAATGGGAACGAACAACACAACAATTGCCAGATACACACTTGCAGTTGAGAGACAGTATCTCAAAAACAATGAACGCACATCAGACTTCATAAATTGTGTTGCGCTTGGAAAAAATGGTGAGTTTGCCGAAAAGTACTTGCATAAAGGCATGAAAATTGCGATTGTCGGCTCATGGCAGACCGGAAATTACACTGACAAGGGCGGAAAGAAAGTCTACACAAATGATTGCCTTGTGGAAACACATGAGTTTGCGGAGAGCAAGAAGAGCCAGCCAGAAGAACAGTCGCAGCCACCAGTTCCAAGTCCAGAACAAGACACAAGTGGATTCATGGATATGCCGTCAATTATGGACGATGAACTTCCGTTTAATTAAGGAGTGATTAAATGATACAAACAGGGCAGATTATTTTTTACGATAGTAGCAAGATGATGTGCTTTGACGTGACACATTTTATGGTCAAAGAGCCAGAAAAACAAATGATCGAAACAACATTCCTTGGAGATGAAGAGAGACATTTTATTCAGTTAACGCCAGAGCCAATATGCATGTTTATTGAGACGGGTGAAGAAATTGTAAAACTTGATCCAACAACCATGAAACGTATTTTCAGATACAATCTTGAAAAAGAGAACGCAGCGTTGCTTAAAGAAATCGAAGAACGTAAAAAGGTAATTGCAGATCTCGAACAAAAAGAACAGGTTCTACGCGACAGGTTTAGAAAAGCAATAGCTACATTTAAAGAAATCATGGAAAATGGTTACTATGATGATGGTGAAGATGAGGATGAAGATGAATGGGAGTGATTAAATGAAGCAGCCAGTTTTAGAAACAAAATCTACATACAAAGGTTATCCATATGTGGTTCTGTTTATGCCCGGAGCATACAGATGCGGATATGTTGGAGTACCTTACAGCCACAAGTTAGCGAAGAAAAGTTTTGACGATTTAGGCTATCTTAGCTGCCATGGTGGAGTTACTTATGCAGAATCGCATTTATATAACTGCAATGATGAGAATACATGGTGGATTGGATTTGATTGTGCTCATTGCTTTGACGGGTATGATGTTGATGCAGCGAAACAGTATTTTGGAGATGATCCAGATTTCAAAAGAATCTTTTATACAATGGAAGATTTCTGGAGAGAATCAAATAATGATTCCGAAATAGAAATTCGCTCACTTGCTTATGTCAAAGATGAGTGCAAGAAACTTATTGACCAGATTGAAAAGGAGTGATACCGGGTGGACTACAGAAAGGTTTTCGCCATAAAGCAAGAGCGAGAGAACCGAATAAAAAAGATATGTCCAAGCATTCCATATTCTTGTGGCATATACGTGTTTTACCGAACTGACGAAGCCGGAATAAACCGGGCATATTGTGGACAGGCAGTCAACCTTTGTGAGAGATGCGCGAGCCATTTAGCAGAATATGATCACATAGCATTAAGCCTTAAAAAGCATAAGTTTTACAGCGAAAACAATCCTACTGGTTGGCATCTTGCATACAGAACATGCAAAAAGAATGAACTTGACCAGAAAGAGATTGAAACAATTAAAGCTTTTGCAGATAAAGGTTTCCAGATGTACAACATTACAGCTGGCGGACAATCAACCGGAAAGCAAGTAACAGGGCAGTACAAACCACCTAAGACATATAGACAAGGTATACAGCAAGGCAAAATTGCCCTTGCAAGAGAATTGAAACATATCATTGATACTCACTTAGAAGTATCAATCAGATCAGAAAAGTTAAACAACAAGGTGTCTATAAAGGCACTTGAAAAATTCAACAATCTTCTTGATGAAGAATCTTACAAATGATAAAACTGGCAGTTCTGCCAGATAAATTCCAATTAAATAAATGAAAGGAGCTTGCCTTCATATGACGCAAGGGTGCACCGGGCTTCTTTTAAAAGATGAAATTAAAATGTGAAATCTATAGAGATTCTATGCAGAATTATAAAAAATATGCAATTCCAAGAGCACAACTTGTAATTGCGGATGTGCCTTACAATGTTGGCAACAATTTTTATGGTAGCAACCCTATGTGGTATACAGGGGGGGGGCGATAACAAAAACGGTGAAAGTAAATTAGCCGGAAAAGCAGCTTTTAACTCAGACTTCAATTTCAACTTGTATGAGTACTTTCATTTCTGCTCAAGAATGTTGAAGAAAGAAGATAAAAAGCCCATACAAAGAGGAAGAAGCAGCAATTCACCGTGTATGATCGTATTTTGCTCATTTGAACAAATTCAAACTCTGATTAATGCAGCTGCAAAACATGGATTTATCCATTATATCCCCCTTATATTTATCAAAAACTATAGTCCACAGGTGCTAAAAGCGAATATGCGTGTAGTTGGTGCCACGGAATATGCGCTTCTGTTTTACAGAGACCGACTTCCAAAATTCAGAAACGGCGCACAGTTTGACGAAAATGGAAAGACAATCAGAGGAACCGGACACATGGTATTTAACTGGTTCCAGTGGGAAAGAGGCCCAAAAGATATCCCGAAGATTCACCCTGCGCAGAAACCAGTTGCACTTTTAAAGAAACTGATTAAAACGTTTACTGATTCCGGCGATGTAGTTATTGACCCATGCTGTGGAAGCGGAGCCACATTGCGAGCCGCGTATGAGCTTGGAAGGAATGCTTACGGATTCGAAATTGATCGGACATTTTACGAAAGAGCAAAGAATGAAATGCTTATCTTCGAGAAATATTCGCAAATGAATATTAATGATCTTATCTAAAAAGCGCACGCTCTCTGGGATTGGAACAGTGAAACTTGTTTCCCGGCATATCACGCTATCCGGTTCCAGAGGTAAAAAGAAAAGAGGTAACTATGGTAAGTAAATATAACACCGAAAGAAAGTATCTCGAGGGACAAGAGAACAGAAAAGAAATTTATCTGTTTCTTATCAGATATTTTACAAAATATGGATACGCGCCGTCATTTAAAGAAATTGCCGAAAACCTTGGCATATCAAAAGCAACTGTGCAACGACATATGAGGCAGCTTGAACTTGATGGATTGATTGCTACTGCACATCCGAATACTCCACGAGTGTTCCGCCTTGTTGGATATGAATATCAGAAGGTGGCAGAAGTATGAGAATATACAGTGTTTTCGAGAATGAACAATGGATTGGCGATATGACCGCTGATGATATTTCACAAATGCTGAAATGCTCCAGACAAGAAGTTTTGAATGCGGTTTCATCCGCAAGACTGATTAATGAAAAATACGCAGTTGTCTATGATGGCGATAATACCGTGACCGGAACCACACCATTAGACAGGAAACTTCTGAAAGAATTTGTTCTAATCACAAACCAGTTGAAAGGGATGATGGGAGTATGAACAGGGCAGAGAGAAGAAGACAGCAGAAAGCGGCTGAAAAGTCACGGAATCCAATTCCATACAATTTTAGTAATTACAGTTTGGAACAGATTTCCAAAACGACAGGCGCAAGAGTTGAAACACTAAAACTGTACTTGAAGCAACGTGAAGATGAAATGCGCAAGGAAATATCGGAAGAACTTATTTCAGAATCACAAGAAAAGCTATGGAAAGCAGAAGATTATATTGCAGTGGCAAATGTTCTTATCAGTTTGTTTGCAATTAAGAAAACATGGGGATTTACAAAATCCAATCAGAGATTCTTAGAAAACCTAAACTCTGCCAAAGAACACATTGAAGAAGTTGGAATTGAAAAAGCATACCAGGAAGCAAAAGAAACAATGGGAATTAAACTTGAATTTGATTCCATAAATATAAATAAAGAATTTGGATTTGGAGAAAGAGAGGACTAATCATGGCAGAGAATTGCAATGAATGCAGCATTGCGTGGATTCGCGGTGGTGAGTACGCAGAAGTATCAGCGCATAACGGCAGTAAGATGAAAGGAAGAGTCCTGAAGCTTGCAGAACAGCATCCAGAAGATGTGAAGATTCTGGTCACAAACAAAGATGGTTCCATATTTGCCCATGTCCCAGTTAAATACGTGAAATTACGAGCACCAAGAGAATTGACCGAAGAGCAGAGAACAGAACTGATCGAACGTGGAAAGAATATGTCCAGAAATAAATCAACTGATTGTGAAGAAACGTCAGATTTCGATTCTGGTGATGATAACGAGGAAATGTTCACATTTTGATGAAAGGCGGTTTTAGATAAAAATGAGCAAAGTAAAATCTTATGGTTTAAAAGCCTACGTATCCAATGCATTTGACCTATGTGTTGGAAAAAGAATCAAATACACAGAACGTGGTGAGGACGGAATAGAACATATCTATGAAGTAAAACAGATGTTTCCATTTTGCGTTTTACTGGAAGATATTTTCGATCACACAAGAATTTGCCCTTGTTATAGCAAATTAAGTTTGATGATAAGAGGAATTGAATAAAAAATTGGTTAAGAAGATGGGAGTTTAAAATGAAATTTATAGATTTTTTCGCAGGAATCGGAGGATTTCGCAGGGGAATGGAATTAGCGGGGCATGAATGCGTTGGTTTTTGCGAATTCGATAAATTTGCTACTGCGAGTTACATCTCAATGCACTTACTGACAGAAGAGCAGCGAAAGACATTGGAAGATATTCCTATCAAGAAAAGACAGAAGGAAATATTAAAGGAGGAATACAGAAATGGAGAATGGTATGCAAATGACATTCGAAGAGTGTATGCCGGAGACATTCCAAAAGCAGATTGCTGGTGTTTCGGATTCCCTTGTCAGGACATATCCGTTGCAGGAAAGCAAGCCGGATTTCAAGGAAATCGTTCAAGCCTGTTTTTCAGAGTTATGTACCTTGTCGGACAGCTCAAAGAAGAAGATAAACCCACTTACCTTTTCATTGAGAACGTTAAAAATCTGCTTAGTGTTAATGGAGGATGGGATTTCGCCAGACTGCTCATTGAAATGGAGCGGCATGGGTATGATGCAGAATGGCAGGTGCTCAACTCCAAAGATTTCGGAGTGCCACAGAACCGGGAAAGATGTTTTATTATCGGACATCTTAGAGGTAGAAGCTCCGCAGAAGTATTTCCTGTCGAAGGAGCAGATGGAAAAAATAGTGTTTCGTTAAATCTTTTTGGTTGTCTTAATGGTAGAAATTCACAGCGAGACAGAGTTTATAGTGACGATGGGTTGGCACCAACAATCAGTACGAAGCCGGGAGGAAACACAGAACCCAAAGTATCCATATTATTTGATACAAGTTATATTGGTCAAGATGGAAAAGTAAGAGTATATGAAAATATCTGTCCTACGCTAACAAGTAGAGATTACAAAGAACCTAGAAGTGTTGGAGTTGTATGTAATGTGAATCCGTCAGGGAAAGGAATGAATGGGAACGTGTATGATTCTAACGGATTAAATCCAACTTTAACAACAAACAAAGGCGAGGGGAATAAGATTGCAATTCCAGTTCTCACACCAGATCGTGCAGAAAAACGTCAGAATGGAAGAAGATTCAAAGAAGATGGTGAGCCAATGTTCACACTCACAAGTCAAGACAGACATGGCGTAGCAACAAGTATTCCAGTAAGCATGAGTAGAAATGTTATTGAAAATGAAATAAATGTTGCGCATTGCTTAAATACTAACGATTCGCGAAAATTCTTTGGCAAGAATCAAAAAGGGAATGCTGTAATAGAATGTGTTGCTGATAAATCCGATGTGACTGTAAAAGTGGCAGAAGCAACTAAACAGGGATATTCAGAGTGCAGAGTCGGCATTGACACAGTGAATTTATCAGTCACAGGAAGTAAAACCAGACGCGGAAGAGTTGGAAAAGAAATTGCAAATACCTTAGATACAAGTTGCAATCAAGGAATATTCGTGCAGGTATCGGAAGAATTAACGGTATATGCAGTTTGGTATGAAAAATATCAGTGTTACATAGCAATCAGAAAACTGACACCGAAAGAATGTTTTCGGCTGCAAGGTTGGTCGGATGATTATTTTAAAAAGGCTCAGTTTGTTAATTCTGACAGCCAGTTATACAAACAGGCAGGAAACGGCGTAACAGTGACAGTTATAGAAACTATAGCAAGAAAAATGAACGTAAATCTAAATTGATAGCGTGTCAGTTGCTTACATGGGGAAAGTGAGGGTAGAAATGAAAAAAAATAATTACACTTCATTCTTCAAAACGAAACCAAAGAAAGTAGAGAGATACATTCGTTGTAGGAAATGTGGCGGAAACATGGAATGGAGTAGAGACTTTCCACCACAAATTAAATGTCCGAAGTGTGGATATACAGTATATCCAAAACCTTATGAGCCAGATTGTACCAAACTGCCAGAAACATGGGAAGAATATTTTGAATTATATGAGAAAGTGAGGACACAAAATGTTAATCAGAAGTCAGGATAATAAAACACTGTTTAATTTCACGCAATGCATCAATATTGGAGAGCACGGAAAAGGTGCTGTGATTTATGTTAATAATTTGTATCCGGCAGGCGAGTATTCTACCGCAGAAAAAGCTTTAAAGGTACTGGATATGATTCAGGAAGCCTATGTAAATGGACATATTGATTATCAGATGCCAGCGGACAGTGAGGTGGAAATATGAAAAGATCTGAAACAACAAAATTTCTTAGCAGATTGTTGGAAAAAAGCCGTTTTTCTGGTCCAGGTAAATACTGGGCTAGAGAAGTAAGCCTTGATTATGGCTACGCAGCAGGAAAGGCAAGAAGAGTAGATTACATGCAATTTATTCCGGAAAATCAGTGCTCTATCTCAGCAATCGAAAAAGGAATATTTGCATGCTATGAAATCAAAAGTTGCAAAGAGGATATTTACAGCGGAAATGGATTAAATTTTATTGGCGAAAAAAACTACCTTGTGACAACAATGGAGTGCTACAAAGAGATTTTACCTGATTTAAAAAATGGAAAATTTGCCCAACATATACGTGAGAATTTTCCGGAATGTTACGCGGAAATAGGTAACATGGGAGTAATGGTTGCAGTTCCGTATCAGAGAGATGTTGCAGAAGAATTTGAAAGCCCAACACCACTAGGTGAAGATGTGGAGAAATGGAGATTATCAGTTATTTTGAAGTGTGGACACAATGGTTCAAGAAAAAGATCCATGACAGAACTGTTGTTTTGCATGGTAAGAAGCGGGCATTGAGAAAGGATGGAATAATATGATACATATCAAAGAAAGATTAAAGCAGTACGCGGATAAATATTCGGACTGCTACAAATACGCTGGGGTGTATGTCAAAGTTATTCAAGATATGATTGAGCAGCTTCTGGCTGATCTGGAGCAGGATGAGAAAGAAAATGGTTGGATTCCGGTCAGTGAGAGATTGCCAGAAACAGATGATTATATTCTTCTCTCTTTTGCGAATTACTCAATCCCAATAATCGGAAGATGTGAAAGAGATAAAGATGGCAACGGCATTTTTTACGCCGGTGACGATTTAATATCTTGTTTAGGTAATGATTTATATGTCAACGCCTGGATGGAATTGCCGGAGCGCTATAGGGAGGACGAATCATGATTACATTCTTATTAGGATTCACCCTTGGAATCATAGTCGGAGTGGCCGGTCTTGCATGTGCAGCGATCATGTACGATAAGCACCACCCAGACGAATAGAAAGGAGAACGGTATGCTGACAAGGAATAAAAAGCTGGAAGACTATGGTATTCCGGCAGATGACATTGAAAAGCTGAATACGATGCTGAAAGACTTCCCGGCAGAGTACGGATACCTGCTTTCCAGTGCTGCCTTGTCAGCTTGCCCGAAAAACACGGTGATAGCGGATATGGTAATTGAGAATATCCTACACCGGAAAAGTTACAGGAAAATCAGCAAAGAAAGATATATCCCGATGAACCCGAAAGACTTTTATGGATACAGGCGCAAGACCGTCGCTGTACTGTATGAGAGGATGCGGCTGTTGGGAGTATGGGAGGAAAAATAAATGAAAGAATATAAATGTCCAAAGTGCAATAGTAAAAACCTTTTTGTCAAGAAAGTTGGGAATAATACGGGATTGTATTGCGGGGATTGCGGTGCATGGATTAAATGGGTCGGGAAAAATGAGCTGAGAGCGTTTGAATATTTAACTAAGCAGAAACACGTAGACGATGCTAATAGCAAACAAGACGATATTGCAAGCATCATTTACGGCACTCTCGATCATATGTATTGCGATAATTGCAGATTCAATAGCGAAATTAAAGAAAGTGATAATGGTGAATGGAACTGTGATGAATGCCACAGAAAATATAATGGATGGGGAGTTTCCATGCAGGAAAGTAATAAAATTGCAAAAGAAATTTTAAAACAGTTAGGAGAATAGAATATGAGCAGACTGATTGATGCAGACGAATTAATCAAATACATCAAAATTTGGGAAATTGGCACAAGTATTAGTTCTGACCAGAAAGAGTTTATTGATTGCATTAATAAACAGCCGACAGCTTTTGATGCGGATAAGGCTATTAGCGAATTGGAAAGAGATAAATTCATTGAATCAGAATGTATTTTATCTGATGTGCATCAAGGATACAATGCTGGACTGAGCAGGGCAATCGAAATCGTGAAAGGCGGTGGAGTTGAATGAGAGAAATTCTTTTCAAGGCAAAGCAGATTGATAATGGTGAATGGATAGAAGGAAGCCTCATAGATTTAGACATTGACAGCGGATATTGTTATATTGTTCAGCCGTATAAAAAAGCGAGTATATTGCCAATCATCTTTTTAATAACAGACAGAATGAAATTGGTTGATCCAGAAACCCTCTGCCAGTTCACAGGACTTTACGACAAGAACGGGAATAAAATTTGGAAGAATGACATTTTGATGTGCCATGGAAACCCAAAAGACCTTGTAAAAGTGCTATTTGGAGAATTTGGTGTAAGAAATATTGAAACCGGCTCCATAGTAGACAAAGTTGTCGGATGGCATTATGAGGTTGTTCCGACAGATGCAATCAGCAGATGCGAACCATTCTGCTGGCCAATGCCATTGACAGAATATTATATCGACAGATGCGAAATGGAAGTAGTTGGAAACATTTTCGACAATCCAGAATTATTGCAGGAGGAGTCAGATGAGTAAATCAGTATTAGTGTTGGATACACCAACAAATTGTTATGATTGTCCATTTGGAACTGGATACTGTAGTGATCTTGAATATGAGGATTTGTGTGAATTAGCTGACTGTTTAGATTATGATGTAATTCTGATGACAGAAGAACATTATGATTGTGAAAGCAAATCAAGACCTGATTGGTGTCCATTGAAGCCATTGCCGGAGAAAATGAAAGTAACTGGGCTTTATAACGGCGAGTATTTCAAAGCGGGAGGCAAACTACCGAGCTATAAGATCGGTTGGAACGATTGTATTGATGAGATTGGAGGAGGAAAATAAATGATTGATTTAAGAAATAAATGTATTCTGGTTAGAACACCAGAGGAAAATGAAAAATTACTTAAAGAAGCTGAAAAACAAGGATTTCATTGGTGTTTAAAAGACGATTGCAAGCCATTA